GTTCAGGTTTACCACAATTAGCAAGTGGAGAACTTGGTTGGGCTATTGATACTCGCGAATTGTATATAGGAAATGGTGCTGTAAGCGAAGGAGCACCTACTGTAGGTAACACAAAAGTTTTAACACAGTATGATGATATATTTTCTCTAGCTGATTCATATTCATATAGAGCAGACGATACTTTTTTACAAACTGGTGCAACCGCTGTCAATCCTACCAAAAGAACTTTACAAGACCGTTTAGACGATAGAGTAAGTGTAAGAGCTTTTGGAGTCACAGGTGAATCTAGCCAAAACGCCACTGCACTTTTACAAAGAGCAATAGATCAACTATATCTTAATGCGGCTATAAAGGGCAGTGAAAAAAGCAGAGTAGTTTTACATTTAGAACCTGGGATATACACAATAGATGGTACCGTTTACATTCCACCTAATGCAACACTTAAAGGTGCAGGTTCTGATAAAACTGTAATTAGACAAACAACAAATGCGCCTATATTCCAAACTATAAACGACCATACAAACACATTACCAGGTGTATATGAGCCAGATAGTTCTAGCACCAATGCTAACCAAGCAAGAAATATTTCTATTTCAGGTATGACATTAGAAAATACTATTGCTGACAGTAAAGGTTTACATGTTCAAACATGTAGAGACAGTGTATTTGAAGATTTAATTATCAAAGGCCCTTGGGCACAAACAGACAGCATGCCTGTTGATTATGATAATGATATTGGAATTTTAATTACAAGTTTGTCAGGTGCAGTAGAAAGTAAAGACAACAAATTTATTAATTGTAAAGTGACTGGTTGGGCATTTGGTGTAATGAGTAACTGGGATATCAATCATCATATATTTGATAATTGCACGTTTTCTACTTTAGGACATGGTGTGGCTTTTGGTGTTGACATGACTTTAGGCTCAGCATCACAAGGGACATCGAAAGGTCCAACTAATACTTTAATTTCAAACAGTAAATTTTTAGATATTAATAGGCACGGAATATGGATTCAAAACGGAACATTCAATACCAGTAAAAGTAACAGTTTTGAATCAGTAGGTAATGAATCAGGTGCAGAACATCAGCCTCAATATGCAGTGATAAATTATAACATTGAAGGCAATCAAAGCATAAATGATTATTTTTCACGTTCAGCTGAACTTTCATACGGAACTAACAGCATTAATGATGTACCGTATGTGCCGGAAGTTACAGGAGTTGTTGACTACACATCAGGATATCATATTATTAGAAACATAGGCAGAAACACAGCAGGTTATAGATTATTTAGGCTACCAGGATTTGGCCATCATGTGTACACACTGACATATCAAATGGTTAGTAACACTTATGAAATGCAAAGGTCAGGAACACTCAAAATCACTGTAGAACCACGTGCCACACCAAGTGTCACAATATCAGACGACTACGATTACACAGGCGATGCTACTTACGAAGATTCGATAAGTTTTGAATCAGAAATTTTAGATCTAGATTCAGACTTGACAAATGACACAGTTGGTGTTAAAGTAATTAGTAATATGCCAAGTAATGACAGTACATCATTTAGATTCAACGTCAACATTGCCAAGTCAAATATTGGTTAATGTTTGAACTAAGGACGTTTGAAGAACGCCTTAAGAATTGGGCTGACTTTCGTAGTGAGCTTGAAAGTTCTGACAATCCTCTAAAAGATGTCATAAATTATTACAATCTAGCTCCCTTGGTAAGTATTAACGTTGATCCTTGGGATAAAGATATTTGGCCTAACGCATGGGAGCTTATAAATGAAAATCAGTACTGCTCTTTCTGTAAAATTTTAGGTATGTGCTATACACTACAGTTAACAGAACGCTTTAAGGACGGTGCTTTTGAGATACATATTGCAAGTGATAATAAAAACTCATCAACACATTACTATCTACTTGTAAACAAAAAAACTGTTATAGGATATAAGGAAGACGATACAATGGACATACAAGCCTTGCCGGAAACTTTATATTCACAACGGATTTATGAGATGGACAACATAAAATAAATACGAAATAGAGGTAAAAAATGACAAATGGAACAATGATTATAAAACGTGACGGCACGAAAGAACATCTTAATATAGACAAAATACACAAGGTAGTAATGTTTGCTTGTGAAGGACTAGCAGGAGTAAGTGCAAGCCAAATTGAAATGAATGCTAACATACAATTTACTGATGGCATGACTACAAAAGAAATACAAGAAATTTTAATTAAAAGTGCAAATGATTTAATTTCACTAGAATTTCCTAACTACCAATATGCCGCAGCACGTTTATTATTGTACGGAACATATAAAGAAATTTTTGGTGAATACAAAACATTATCTCTATTAGACGTAATTAAAAATAATATTGAAAATGGTGTATATGACCCTGCAATTTTAGAATCTTATACAGAAGATGAGATTGCAAAACTAGACAGTTACATTCATCACAAGCGTGATGAAAACTTTACCTACGCAGGTTTGCGTCAGGTAGTTGACAAATATCTGTGTCAGGATAGATCATCAGGAGAACTTTTTGAAACTCCTCAATACATGTATATGATGATTGCTGCTACGTTGTTTGCAAACTATCCAAAAGAAGATAGACTTTATTATGTTAGGAGATATTATGACTCGACCTCGCTTTTTAAACTCAACATTCCAACGCCGGTCATGGCGGGAGTGCGAACACCGGTCAGACAGTTCGCAAGTTGTGTCCTTGTTGATTCGGACGACACCCTTGATTCCATTTTTGCCAGTGATATGTCTATTGGACGTTACACGGCGCAGAGAGCTGGCATCGGCATTAACGCGGGGCGCATCAGAGGAGTTAATTCAAAAATTAGAGGGGGTGAAGTTGCACACACAGGAATCATCCCATTCTTAAAAAAGTTTGAAGCTACTGTTAGATGTTGCACACAAAATGGTGTACGTGGAGGTTCAGCCACTACACACTTTCCTTTTTGGCATCAAGAAATTGAAGACATCCTTGTGCTGAAAAACAACAAAGGAACAGAAGACAATCGTGTAAGAAAATTAGATTATTCAATTCAGTTGAATAAAACAATGTATGAAAGGCTTTTATCTGGTGGAGACATTACTCTTTTCTCGCCACACGATGTGCCAGGACTATACGAAGCATACTTTGGAGATCCAGATAAATTTACAGAACTTTATGAATCATACGAACGAAAAACTTCTATCAAGAAAAAAGTTATACCTGCAATGGACCTATTTTCTGCACTTATTAAGGAACGTGCAGAAACAGGACGTATCTATATTATGAATGTAGATCATTGCAATACACACAGTTCATTTAAAGATACAGTTTATATGAGTAACCTCTGTCAAGAAATTACATTGCCTACTAAACCACTTCAACATATTGATGACGAACAAGGAGAAATTGCACTTTGTATTTTATCTGCAATTAATGTTGGCGTAATCAAATCACTAGACGATTTAGAAGAACTATGTGATTTAGCTGTCAGAGCATTAGAAGAAATAATTGATTATCAAAGATATCCTATCAAGGCGGCTGAAATATCTACAAAGGCAAGACGGTCTTTGGGTATAGGATATATTGGACTAGCTCATTATTTGGCAAAAAACAAAGTATCTTATAACAGTAAAAAGGCTTGGAAACTCGTACATGAGCTTACAGAAGCATTTCAATACTATTTGCTCAAAGCGTCAAATGAACTAGCACAAGAAAGAGGAGCCTGTGAATACTTTGACAGAACTAAATACGCAGACGGCATACTTCCTATAGATACATATAAAAAAGACGTTGACGAATTAGTGGATAATAAATTACGATATGATTGGAATAATCTCCGCAATGACATTAAGAAACACGGGCTACGGCACAGCACATTGTCCGCACAAATGCCTTCAGAGAGCAGTTCCGTTGTGTCGAATGCAACAAACGGAATTGAGCCTCCTAGAGGATACTTGTCCGTTAAGAAAAGCAAAAAAGGGCCTCTTAAGCAGATTGTTCCGCAGTATTATTCATTAAGAAATGATTATACATTACTTTGGGAAATGACAAGCAACGAAGGTTACATAAACATAGTTGCTGTAATGCAGAAATTCTTTGATCAAGCTATCAGCGGTAACTGGTCATACAATCCAACACAGTATGAAAATAACGAAGTACCAATGAGTGTGATGATAAAAGACTTATTAACAACATATAAACTAGGATGGAAAACATCATACTATCAAAATACATATGATTTTAAAACTGATCCTAGTGAAATACAAGAAGAAGAAAACAAGCCAATTGAGAGGGCAGAGTTTTCCGGCACAGACGAGGAGTACGAAGAATATTGTGAAGCCTGTGCAATATAGGTTGACAACAATGTTTGATCAGTGTACACTTAATATACAGTAAAAGGAATAGAAATGGCTAAAACAGTTTTTAACAAGGACAAGGTTGACTTCACCAAACAGAACATGTTCTTTGGTGCAGATCAAAACACACAACGATATGACGTATTCAAGTTTCCAGTGTTTGATAAGTTAAATCAAACCATGCTTGGATATTTTTGGAGACCAGAAGAAGTAAGTTTACAGAAGGACAGAGCAGACTATGCTAACTTTAGACCAGAACAGAAGCATATTTTCACAGCCAATTTGAAATACCAAACTTTGTTAGACAGTGTTCAAGGACGTGGTCCTTGTCTAGCGTTTTTGCCGCATGTATCACTTCCAGAACTAGAAGGTTGTATTGTAACTTGGGACTTCTTTGAAACTATTCACAGTCGTTCTTATACACATATTATGAAAAACGTGTATCCTGATCCGAGTGAAGTATTTGATACTATTTTAGATGATGAAAAGATTCTTGAACGTGCTACATCAGTAACTAAACACTATGATGCATTTACAGAAGCTGCAGACAAGCTAATTCATTTAAAAGAAGGGTCAATGACAGAAGTCAAAAAGAAGCTCTTCCTAGCCATGATGACAGTAAATATACTAGAAGGCTTGAGATTTTATGTCTCGTTTGCTTGCACATTTGGTTTTGGTGAACTAAAACTAATGGAAGGTAGTGCTAAGATAATCAGTCTTATCGCTAGAGATGAAGCACAACATCTTGCTCTAAGCACCCATGTACTTAAACTGTGGTTGCAAGGAAAAGATGATCCGCAAATGGCAAAAATTTCAAAAGGCCTTGATAAAGAAGTATATGATTTATGGAAATCTTGTGTTGAAGAAGAAAAAGCATGGGCAGAATACTTGTTTAAGGATGGTTCTATGATTGGATTGAATACACAACTATTGCATCAATATGTCGAGTACATTGCGAACAGACGTTTAAAAGCATTAGGGTACGATGCAATTTTTGATCAACCTGTAAACACAAATCCTCTACCTTGGACACAGCATTGGTTGTCAAGTTCAGGGTTACAAGTAGCACCACAAGAAACAGAAGTCGAATCATATATCGTTGGGGGCATCAAACAAGACGTAACCAAAGATGTATTGAAAGGATTTAGTTTATGAGTGTAGAAATATGGGGCAAGCCAGCTTGTCCTAGTTGCCTAAAGGCAAAACAACTTTGTGAGAACAGAAAATTAGAATATACTTACAAAGAATTAGGAAAAGATTTTGAAAGAGAACAAGTGTTTGAAAATTTTCCCGGAGCAAGGACCTTTCCACAAATCAAAGTTAACAGTCAAAATGTAGGAGGTTATGAACAATTCCTACAATACTTAGACGATACAGGTTATAACGGAACAGGTTACGCATAATGTTAGTTGAAGGTCCTTACAAAGAAAATGATACTATTTCTATCAAAATTACTTCAGGTGAAGAAATAGTAGGCAGATTAGTTGAAGAAACTTCTGCACACGTTAAACTGAGAAAACCTATGATGGTTGTAATGGCAGGACAAGGTATTGGACTTGCTCCTTATATGTTCACTAGTGGTAGTGAAGATATGCGTTTTAATAACAACCTTATTGTTACTAAAGCAAAAACCATTGAAGATATCAACAAAAAATATCTAGAAACAACTACAGGTTTAAAACTAAATTAAAAGGAGATAAATATGAGTATACATGAACAAATCGTTCAAGCGTTTAACAACTACGTAGCTGAACAAGAGTCTTTTGAAACAAAAGGTGTAAAAGCTGCGGCGGCCCGTGCAAGAAAAGCACTAGGCGACCTTGGTAAACTTACAAAAGAAAGACGTAAGGAAATCCAAGAGAAGAAAAATAATATGTGATCAGATATGGCTATGCAAGGTGGTCAAACCTTCAAAGACGAAAAGCCAAATAAAAAATATAAACCATATAAAGGAATCGGTCGACTATATCACGGTCGGCCGGTTGTCTTCTATGCGACTGACGATCCAGAATTCCAAATGTGGATACACAGACGAAAAGAAAGAATCCGATTAGGTGTCATTTCTCTGTTCTGGATATCATTTGCATATATTGTGGGAGATATTTTTTATTTGCAAGTATATAAAGAAATGGTTGACAAAGCCGTTCGTTATATGCTATAAATATAGTACGATGTTGAAGCAATTCGAAAGGTGAACTGGACCCGGGGGCGGTACCCGGCAGCTCCACCATAAGGACATTGAATGGAAGTTATATGGCACATTCTACTAACTGTTTGTTTAGGCTCGACCTGCCTAGAACAAGATGTACAATGGTTCAAATCCGAAGTAGAGTGTAATCAAATGTTGAAAGTGTATGCAGGTATACCAGCAGATGGTGACTGGGATACAGTTGAATATGTTTGTAAACCAGTTGGGTCAATGTCTTTATGATGGGGCTGAAATAGGATCGACAGGCGGTGATTAGGAAAGTGGAGTCGTCCGGCGCAAGCTCGGTTAACGCAAGAAAAACTACAAATGCAAACGATAACTTTGCACCTGAAGCGTTCACTTCTTTGGACATGTCCATGGATCGTGAACTTATCGCTGCCTAATCAGCAGTGAGCTTCGCGGTATGGCACCACCGGGCAACAGAACGGGCCACATTTTATCTTACTAATAGGAGACATATATATGTTAGAAAAAATATTTGGATTGTCCGCAGCCAAAACTACTGTGAAAACAGAGGTAATGGCAGGTGTGGCAACCTTTCTTACAATGGCATATATTACTGTTGTAAATCCTGCTATTCTTTCAACTGAAGGAAGTGGTATGGGTTTTGGTGCTGTATTTACAGCGACAATTATTGCGGCAGTAATTGGTACATTGATTATGGGGCTATGGGCCAACTGGCCAGTAGCACTTGCACCAGGTATGGGACTTAATGCGTTCTTTACATTTGGTGTTATCTTTGGTATGGGATATACCTATCAACAAGCACTAGCGGCTGTGTTTGTAGCAGGTCTAGTGTTTATTGCTTTGAGCGTAACACCGGCACGTAAATATATCATTAATAGTATTCCAAGAAGTATGAAACTTGGTGTAGGTGCAGGTATTGGCTTGTTTCTTGCTATTATTGGTCTTAAGAATGCAGGTGTGGTTGTAGACAACCCAGCAACATTAGTTGGCTTAGGTGATGTCACAAGCTGGCCAGTATTACTTACAGGCTTAGGTTTTATTATCATGGCAATCTTAGATAAACGTAAAGTACCAGGTGCTATTATCCTTGGTATTCTTGCTGTTTCTATTATTGCATGGGTAACAGGTATTTCAGATCTCAACGGATTAGCTGGTGCTATTCCAAATCCAGAACATGCTTTTAGCATGGACTTTAGCATGATTGCTACTGCTGGATTTATTGGAACTGCATTTGCATTCTTATTTGTTGACTTTTTTGATACGGCTGGCACACTTACAAGTGTTGCTAACCTTACCGGCAAAGTTAACAAAAAAGGTGAAGTTGAGCAAATCGACCGTGCATTGCTGGCAGACTCAGTCGCTACAACAGCAGGTGCATTGGTTGGTACTTCTAATACTACATCATATATTGAAAGTGGTGCTGGTATTAAAGAAGGTGGTAAAACAGGTTTAACCGCAGTGGTTGTTGCAGGTTTATTTGCACTATGTTTATTCTTTGCACCA